TATCTTTTTGGCTCTGCAATTCTACGACCTTTTACTGTTTTCCATTGGTTTTTCCAATCTCTACTATACCAATAAGAAGTAATTTCTCCATCTTCATTTTCTAAACTTGGAACTACTTTGTATTTATCAATGTGTAATATTTTATCTAAAGTACCATCATTTTTTTTGATAACTTGAAATGCAATCTCTTCAAATAATTGATTATCTGTAGCTATTTTTTTATGCTCCTTTTTTGGAAAAATATTGTAAAAATCCTTTGTTTCTTGAGATTCAGTATCAAAACCTTTTACAGTTAAACCTCTACCAATAGTTAAATCAATGTAAGAATTACAAATAGAGGCGTGAGTTGTTGAGCCTTTGTAACGCTCAATTAAATATTCATAATGTGAATTATTAGCGCCATTTAAAACCCAATCGTTATGTGGATATTCTTTTTCAGGACTTCTCACATATTTATTAAGATTAACAGGAACGAATCTAATATCTGTATTTCTTTTACTCACTTGGATAAATGTATTTATTTTCCGTTAATTTGTAATCTTGTGTATTTTGTGAAGTGCAAAAAATAGAACCTCTATAAATTACAACATCATTTTCTGTAATCTTAAAAGTAAATATATCATTTTCCAAAACATCAAAATCAAAGTTAAGATTTAAAACACCACCAATAAATGTATAGGTATTTATTAAATCGTGTTTACGTTTACTAACCTCGTTTATTAATTCTATTACTAAATCTGTAGTAGGATTAAAACGAGGTTGTAAAGTAATTGTATGATTTGTATTATTTGGATTTAATACTTTCAATCTATGCTGTTACAATTGCTAAAAAAGCTGTTAATGTTGCGCTGTCTAATGTAGGTGCAAATGTTTTATTTTCTGCCACTAAAGTAACGTTATAACCGTTAAAATCTGCTTTTGCCCCTCCACTTACTGCTTCTACAGTTGATGTTACGTTAAAACCACTTTCATGACCTACCCAAAAGGCTGTACCATTTCTATCAACTAAAACACCTGAAATCTGACCCTCTGCTAATTTACTTAATTCATCACTTGTAGCACCATCAACTTTTATTAATTGATTAACAATTGTTTGTGTTACAACTGTTGTACCTACTTTTGAATCAGTATTTTTACTATCTGTAAATGTATTACCATCACCTTTTATAAAATATTTGTAGGCTACTGTTAAATCTACACTCATTGCTGTAGCAACTCCAGCTGTAACTGTAAAAGCATCTTTAATGAAATTAAAAGGATAAAACACCTCCAATCCCCCTTGCGTATTGTCGCATTGTTTTGTTCGGTTTGCTCCGATTGCTATATCACATAACATATTTTATATTGTTTTAAAAAAGGGATGTAATTAAACACCCCTTTATGATTAATTTTCTATCCTACGTATAAAACGTTAAACTTCTGATTTGCTACGTGAGCCCCTTCTGTTGCAACTGTTTTCAAGAACATATCTTCTCTATTTGCTGCGATATAATCCATTTTCATTACGTTGTAGTCAGATTGTAAATCAGTTACCCAAAATAAATGCTCTTTTTTAGCGCATAACATTACATCCTCTGGAAAAGGTACAAATTCAATCTTAATACCGTTGTAAGAATAAGTATCCCCATCAACTAAGAAAGCATCCTTATAGTTAGCTACGTTGTTATTAAATTCTGCAATCAATTGAGAATGAGAGTATGGAGCGTAAATAATAGGCTTCATTCCATTTTGTAAAACCTCTGCTGGTATCGCTGTAAATACTTTACCATATTCTGCTTTTATATTAGAAGCATCAATAGTAGTACCTACTACTTTAATTCTTTCTCCTACTTGTGCAGTTCCTGATGCTCTTGAATTATTATATAAAATCTTTGTTAAAAGACCATCAAACTGTCCGTTTTCTCCTAATGAAGCAGCTACCATTGCTTTTTCTTCTGCTCCTATTGATGTTTGAGCAGTTCCCGCTGTTAAACCTGCGATTGTTGATTTTGTAGCTGATTTTGCACTTAACCAAAAGTTGCGCTCTGCTGATAAAGAAATTCTGTTTGCGTAAATTCCACCGATTACAACTCTTTCAAATTCAGTTGAAAAAGTATTCCAAGCACCAGGGGCCATACTTCTCTTATATCTTGAAAATCTTAAAGTGTTTGGATCAAACTCTTGGTAAAACATTACTTTTTCAGGAGTTACTTTTGCATCCCAAGAATTTAAAGAACCTGAACTTGTAGGTACACCACTTGTCCAAGCCTGCATCGTTGCTGTTGCATCTGCTTCTGTAAAAATTGTTTCTGCTTTTACGTCATCTTCAAAAGTTACTAAAGCTTTGCTAATTGTGTTATTTTGAAATAAAATTTCTTCGATAATAGGCTCTACTGCTACACCTAAAATATCTATACTGTTACTTACTATTGCCATTTTGTTTCTTTTTGTTTTGTTTTGTTTTTAATAAAATGAAATCATTTTTACTCGCTTTTCCTTTTTTTATGAATAATTCTGCGATTTCATCTGTTAAATTGTCGTTTGTTATTTTGCTATTTACACCATAAGGTTGTAAAATAACACCCTCTTTTAGTTTGTATTTAGCCATTGTTTTTGTGATATTGTCTTTTTTCCCAAGGTGTCATCTTACTAAAATCAACACTTGTAGGTTGTGTTTTAATAGCTTTACTTGCTGGCTGTTTAGATAATTCAACTACTTTTCCTTGTAGTGTCTTAATTTCTTCTGAAAGTTCTACATTTTTAGTCTCTAAAGGTTGTAACGCTTCTTTAACTACTGTAGAAAATTCCAGACCCATTTCTGTCATTGCTTGTTTAAATGCTTCCATATCAAACTTTTCAACTTCTAAAGGTTTGTCTTCTGACGTAATAACCTTGTCTTTGTCTACTTCGTCATCTTTTTTCTTTTTAGCATCAAAAGCTTTTTTCTCTTCGTCGGTCATATCTTCATATTTTTTGACCTTATTTTTTTCTTCTTCTGCTAATCTGATTTTTTCAGCTTCCACTTTTTCTTCTTCCGTTAACTCTACCTTTTTTGGTGTTAACGCTAACTTAATTTGGTTAGGCAAGTCTTTTAATAACTCGATAACCGTTTTTTGTTCACTCATTGTTTCTTGTTTGTTTAAATTAACTTCTTCTAAATGCACTAAGGCATCGATACTAAACCCCATTACACTACCAGTCTTTATGTAATCATTCCATAAAGTATCATTTTCTATTTTGGCAACGGTAACCCAACTGCCTTTTTTAAAACTCATTCCATGTAATGCGGACTTGTCTATTTTAGAATCTTCTACTATCCAATGCTGTGTAAAGGTAATTCCATCTAACTCTTTTCCATCGTGTTCTAATGTAGAATAGTTTTGATTTGATTGCTTTATGTAGTCGGCTTGAAGTTCTAAAATAGTTTCCTCTGAAACTGTTATGTAATATTCTTCATTCGTTTGCTCATTGTAACGATATATCATTTTATTAGGTTCTAAAACTAAACCTAAAAGCAAACGTTTTTCTTTATTTATTTGAGATAGCTTAATATCATTTTGATTAGACAAAGCTATTTTCTCTTCTTTTGAAAGATTAACTGTTGTTTTTGATAACGCTATGTAATTACTTTCCATTGCGGGAACTCCTACCAATGAAATACCAAAAACATTTGGTGCATTATCTTTTTTCTTAATTTCGTACACTTTCATACTTATATAACAAAAAAAAATTAAATTGAACTTTCATCTATTTTATTTCTATTAGCTTGTTGAGCTGTTGTTACGTCTGAAGCTACTACTATAGCTTTTACTGGCTCTTTGTTTAAACCCTGTATGCTTTCTGCTAATTGATTTTGTTGCGTACCTTGCACTAAATTAAAGCTTGGGGGACTTGTGTCTACTCCTCCACCATTTGAAGCATTACTACCTGTACCGCCTACTGTATCTGAAGTGCTTGATATTTTTTTAACTTGCAAAGCACTAAATGCACCAGCTAAACCTGCTTGTACTATTGGATAACCTGGAAATAAAGCAGTAATTGGTGATTTTTGAGCAGTTGTATAAGCATTCTGAACACCCTCTATACCACTTCTAATGGTTTGTGCAACCGCAATAGCCTTACCTAATTTAGAACCTTTACCAGCTAACTCAATTAATAAAGATGCTGTTCTGTTTGCTATATTTTCTTTTGCCTTTGCTACTTGGTTTTCTAATTGTATTTTTTTATCATCAGTTTCTTTTTGATTTGCTAAAATTTCAGCATTAATCTTTTCATCATAAAACTTTCTAATATTAGCTTTTTCTTCTTCGGTTGCTTTAAGATTTTCAAGCTCTAAAAGTTGTCTGCTTTTTTCTAATTCTAATTTTTGTATTTGTGTTTCAGCCTCTTCATCTTCACGACGTTTTTTAAATTCGTCTTGAATAGCTTTTATTTTCTCTAAACGTTCTGATTCGTTTTTAGTTTCTTTTTTTTTCTCCGCATCTAACTTGTCTTGTGCTATTTTTTTCTCCGCATCCGATAAGGCTTTAGCTTCTTTTTTTGTAGATTGTATTTTACTCTCTAATAATTTAGCTAAATTTAGTCTTTTAGTTTCTAAATCTATTACTTTAGCTTTTAGTTGCGCTTCCTCATCTAAATCAGCTTTTGTACTATTAGATAATGCGTTTTCAGATACTTTAGCCTGTAGTCTTAATTGAGCTGCGTATATTTCCTTTTTAGTAATATTCTCTTCTAAATTAGCTGCATCTTTTAAGAATTTTATTCTTTCTTGTGCGCTAAACTTATCTCTTTGCTCTGCTTTAAATCTTAGTTCTGCTATTTCTCTATTGGCTTTTGCTCTTGCTACTATTAAATTACGCTCTACTTTGTCCGCTTTTGCTCTTTTATCAGCTATTTTACCAGCTATTTCAGCATCTTTTTGAACTTCTTTAGTAAATTCTTTAAACGCTTTTGTCGCTTCTATTGTTTTATCTACTATATTTTCAACCCCTAATGCTACTTTTCCTACTGCATTTCCTGCTGTTTTTGCTGCTCCTGAAAAATCACCTTTAAATAATTGCTTTATAGCCTTAGCCATTTGAGGTATATACTCTAATAAACCTGTAAAACGATTAATTATTTGGTCTTTTAATAAGTTTCCAAAGTCTTTTAAAGCCTGTTTTGGATTCTCAAATACACCAATAATTTTCATCCCAATATTAGAAAGTACATCAGAAAGATTACCCATTACGCTACCAATAATACCAAGTATTTTAGCAAACTTGTTTTGCCCCTCTTCTGAACTTGTAAACGCTTCTTTTACTGCTAATATCCCAATAATTAAAGCACCAATCCCTGTTCCTATAATTGCAATTCTTAAAGATTTAAAACCATTAATAGCTGTTTTTAAACCTCCTTTTAAAGATTTAAAACTACTAACAGCACCTCCGCTCATTTTATCTAAAGAATTTGTTAATTCTCCTGTAGATTTATCAACGTCCTTAATATCTCCTTTTACTTGTTTTAAAGATTTATCTGCTTGCTCTTTATTTACTACAATATTTATTTCTTTTGTAACCATACTCTTTTAATCTTTTTTTTAGCATCTTTAAAAGACGTAATTAGTTCATTTTTCCCCTTTGAAATATCTACCTCTTTGGACACTCCATAAAAATCATTACTTTGTAAAAGTTCTATTATTTTTGGTATCATCTTCCTTTATGAGTTCTAGTTACACTTATATATTTATCATTTATATCTAAAGCTATATTAGTTTCAATATAAACCTCCATACCATTTGATAAAAAGTCACTTCCTACAGGCATATTTGCACTTAAACTTATTTCATCATCGTTACCAGAACCTTTTAATAAGGGAATTGTAACAGCTCTATAAACAACACTATTCACCACAAAAGTTAAATGTATATAGTTGTCGCTTCCTGTAGGAGTTACAACTGTACATCCAAAATCTATTGCTAAAACATCATTTAAATTAATTGGTGTTACTTTTCCATTTGAATTTAACAAAGTTAAACCGCCATTGCTTTCTGATGTTCCTGTAATCGTTATTAAATTATTAGTAGCTGTTAATGATTGTGTTGTTGCTTCAAATTTACTTTCCCAACCTGTTATGCTATATAATTCCGTAAAGTTATTATTAGTTTTTATTAATCCTGTTCTTAAAGGATCTCCTGAACCATCATTTGCTGTTGTTCCTACATTTATTATTTCTTGTGCCATATTAGTATATTGTTTGATCTGATGTAATTAAATCACTATCACCTGTTATTATTGTGTTATCTCCTGTTAAATATTTTATAGGTGTTACATTTACAACTCTATCATTAATTAACTTAAAATCTACATCATTATTTGTTGTATTAACGCTAAAACTTTCAATCCTATAATAATCTTCTTTTATTTGTATTACGTCATTTAATTTTAATTGTAAAATAAAAAGTGTAGGTAAATCTTTTGCCTTAAAATTATACTCTCTTTTTCTTTCTGAAAAAACACTTTCAATAAAATCTTTATGATAGTTACTATACAATGTTTTTTCTATTAAAACTCCATTGAATGTATTAAATTCATTACCAAATGTTGTAGAATATAACTGACTAGATAAATCTAATACGTGAACAGGGATATTTGCGCTTAATAAATTAGTTGCGCTACCATCTGAATTTATATACTTGCAAGATGTTATTTTATTTTCTATGTAGTGTATATGTGGTTTTATCTCTACTTTTTTTAACTCTTTATCTAAAATTAAACCGTATTGAATATTAGTATCAAAAGTTGAATCGTTAATGTCTATTATTTTCTCATATAATATTTGCTCAAAGGGCAATTTAAAGTCTAACGTACCTCCTTCTATTAAATTACCGTCTTCATCTTTAACATCAAAATTTAAATCTCCATAACCTACATTATTTTGCTCTTTAAACTCATTATTCAATATTGTTTTAGGATCTGAAAATTGATAATTAATTTTGTTTAATAATTTACCTGTAGCAATTGGGTAATTAGAATCATCTATATAATCTGTAATGTCGTATAACTTACCATTGCTATAATAGTTGGAAAGATTATCTACAAATATATCTCCATCATCTTCTACATAAGCTATTAATTTAGATATTTTAAACAAACCACTTAAATAATCTATTATTTTAATATTCGGTAGTTTTTGACTTACATCAAAAGTAGATGAAGTAACACTTGGTCCACTTGTATATTCGTACTCATTCAAAGTAAATCTTTGACCTCTTATAATTGTTGAGTTATAATTTATAATTTCAGAAGTTTCAATAAAAAAAGTAACCTCATTAAAATCTACATTTATTTCAGATTGAAATACTGTTATAGAAGCACTATTTGTTAATTTCTCTTTTTTAGATATTATAATGCCGTTATTTTTTATGTACATTGAATATTCCTTACCTACACTTCCAGAATCAATATTTACAGTTAAAGATATATCAAATGTTTCTCTTTGTTCTGGAGTTCCTAATCCAGTCGCTAATAAAACGTTACCACTTTTAGTAGGGTCAGGATCCCCTATTTGATTTGTTAATGCTATAATATTAGATGTAGAAGTATCTTTTTCATTAGATAAGCATAAAAATTGATTGCTAAAATCATAAGCACCTAAAAAATCTCTACTAAAAGTTAAGTTATATTTAGACTCAATAGCTTCAATTATTTTTAATTGCCTAATACTTGCGTTTAAATCCCTTGCATCTATACCTGTGTTATTATTGTTACCATCGTAATAAATGTTTGTTTGTGTTTCATTATCTATTGTAGTATTTGAGCTGTCAAATAACAATCTACGGTTAGACAATAAAGAGAAACAAACATCGCTTACGCTTTGTAATTTATTTTTTACATTAGCACTACTGTAAGTAAAATTTAAAGATGATAAATCTAAACTTGTAAGTAAATCATTACCTACCAAATCTTTAAGCTCAACTAAATTACC